CGGACATTGAACCCGCGCGAGGTCGGCTGCCAGGCACACCGCCGCCTCAACCGCCTCACAAACTGGGGAACGCGCTCGAAGAAACTTGCGCTAGGCCCGCTACTAACGGCAACGGCGCAAGTATGAAACTAGCCGGGGGGCCTAACGCTAACGCCGCGCTAACACCTTCGTACGTGTTAATAACCGCGTTGGCAATACCCGCCGCCTTGTTAAGCTTAAACAAAGTTTTAGAGTGTTGCGCCGCGCCTGACGTTAACGACACCATTTGCCCAAGCACGAACTTGGTTTTATTTTTAGAAGTCATTTCTTCAAACTTTTGGCGTTGCGTTAAGCTTTTTCTTTCTAACTTAGCTATAGCGTTGGCCGTTGCCATTGCCATTTCGATACGCTTTTGGTTTGCTTCTTCTTCGGTAAATACTAATTCTTCTTGCAAGATTACTAATTGCTCTAATTTAAGCGCCCAATTTTCGGCAATTATTTCGCGTTCGGTTCTAAACCCTTGCCGTATACGTTCTAATTCTACTTCGCGATCTAGTTGCAATTTGTCGCGCGCTTCTTGTGCTACGCGGGATGCTTCGGCGGCGGCCTCTTGCCCGGCGCTCGTAGTCTTTCTAACAGACGTTACAACAATCTCGCTTAGTATTTCTTCCATAGGCGCTTTAAAGGACGCGGCGGCCTTATCCATTTCGGCGGCACCGGCGGCGTTGAACGTTCTAAATGCCGTTTCTGCAATGTCGTCTACTTCGCTATTAAGCGCCGCGCCCATTTTGTCTACTTCTTCCATAACGTTATCTAAGCTACCGGAAAATACCGCGCCGATAATACGCCCGAAACCTACAAAAGTGTCGGCCACTATATCGAACAAGTTTTTAATAATACTGCCCGTTACAAACAACGTCTTTAACGTTGCGTCGAAAATACTAAATTGTGAGTTCGCTTCTTCTACGCTATCGCTTGCGGTCATTTTTGCGACTACGGTTAGTATGTCTGTAAAAGAAGTAATTATTAAACGCAAAGTGGGCATCATCTTTTCGCCCAAGTTCAATTGTACCGCTTCGAAAACGGAACCTAAGCGTTTCATATCGCCCCATAAATTATCGGTGCGGGTCGCCGCTTGGTCGGTAGCCGCGCCCAAACTATTTTTTAGTTCGCCCGACAAGTCTTTAATATTCTTTCGTTGGTCTATTAAAATTTGTGCGCTTACTACCTGCTTTTCGCCAAATATCTCAACTTGCTGCGAAGTCGTTAAATGGGCGTCGGCTAAGTTTTCTAGCGCATCATTAATACCAACAATAGCGGGGTTAAAATCGTCGTTAGATTGCGTTTGCAGTTTGACCAAAACCGAACGTAGTTTAGTACCCGCGTCGCTACCCTTAACACCGGCCGACGCCATACCCCGAATTGCGGCGTTAGTTTCTGCAAACGACAACCCGGCGAGTCGGGCGACTACACCGGAATTTTTAAGCGCTTCTGAAGTCTCGCTAATCTCGGACGAACCCAGGCGGGCACCTTGGGCGTGTAGGTCTAACAACTTGGCCGCGTCTTCGGCACCCTTGCCAAATTGGTTAAGCGACTCGCCTAACGCTTTAGGTGCTTCGGGCAGTTCTAGCCCGGCCGCTTCGGCCAGTGTCACCGAAGCTAGCGTAGTCGCTTCTAACGCATCTAAGTTGTCTAGTAGGTCAGGTTTAGACGACGCCATAAACTTGAAAGCTTCGGCCGCTGGCGAACCGATAAGGGTCGTTGTCGCGCCTATACGTTTAGACGCGTCGCTAAGTCTTTCTAGGTCGGCACCGGGTGCGCCGGTAATAGCGCCTAAATCGCTAATAGACTTTTGAAAGGCGGTTACTTTTACGGCGACGCCGGTAATAGCCGAACCGACCGCCGCGAACGCTGCAAAACCGGCAAGCGCTTTTAAACGCTTGCCCATTGCTGCCATAGACTTTTCGGCCGACGCGAAACCCTTACCGCGCTTTTCGGTCTTTAGTATTACGCGGCCCGTCCAAGTTCTATTTGCCATTCTTGCTTAACTCCGCGCCGCTGATAACGCTAAATGGTTTTCGATTATTTCAATTGCTATAACGTATACGTTAGCTTGGTCTAGCCAACCCCCCGCACTTGGCAAAATTTGCTTTGTGTAGTGGTTGTATAACCGTAATAGTTGTGCGCTTCTTTCTGTAACTAGCCACCTTAAACAAACTGAAGAACGAAAATCAATTTCAGGTATTACCCACTTGTCGTACCCAACGTCGTGCGTGTCGGGGTCGCAACTACAAAAATTGCAGTTAAAGACGCTATCTTTAGCGCGTTGCACTTCAACCGCAATTACGAGTTTTTTCTTTCGTCCTCTGTCATAAATGAACTAGCGATAACTTGCCCGCCCAATTCGATTAACGTTGCATACGGCAACGTATCAATATTGCGCTTGCTAAACTTTAACGTTTCGCCTTCGTGGTTTACCACGTTGCGCCAAGCTAAAATGCCCATTACCGCCGCTTGGTATAAACCGGTGCCAGAAATTTCCCCGCTTTCCGTGTCGAACTCGCCTTGGATTTTTGCAATCTGTGGCGCGGTTAGTGGTTTAAGTTCGAAGCTTGCCGGGTCGCCTTCGCCTTGGTCGCTAGGTGTGTACCATTCGGGTACCAACCCTGTTAGTGCTGAAATTGTCATACGGTCACCTTTTCTTTTTTAAGTAAATACTATTGTTACTTCGTCGTCGCCTGTACTTTCTGCCATACCAAAAGGTATTTCATACGTGCGTACGCCGTCACGGTCGCCCGGCGATATATCGCGGTACGATACAACGGGCATATCGATTTGGTAACGTTCGCCAATACCGGGGCCAATAACGCCGGTTGTAATTGCTAACGTTGCGTCGCCGGTCAAATCCGCAAATGGGTCTTCGGTTGCAAGTAGTTCGCTTTCGGGATCATAACTACCGTTCGGGTCACGCGACGTTAACTCCACTGCGCTATACCCGTCGCTTGCCGAAATGTCGGCGGGGGTCGCAATGGTGTTCGACATATCCCACGTTAGCGCGTTAATGACTGCACCAAACGCACCAATAGTAAACGGTACGTTAATAAGCGCGGGCGGTACATTGCTTTGGTACGTTGGCGACGCTATGGCAACGTCGGTAATAGGTCCAATATGCCCGGTAAGCGTAAACGACATTTTGCCAAGCGCGACGGCTTCAAAGTTAAACGAAACGTTGCCACGGCAAAAAAGAACCGTATAACGTATACCGTCTTGGTAATAGTACAGGCTAACCGATTCGTGCCCGGTGCTTACCGGTTCGTACGTAACGTCAACCGCCGCGTTGATTGTTTCGCCAAACCCACAAGCGCGTAGCAGGGGGCCGAATTCGGGCGGGGCATCTACCGCACCGCCGCCGCCTTTTAGCTCAACGTCGAAGCTTACCGACATCATACGACCGCCGTAGACTTGTTGCAGCATACCAATGTTAGCGCGAACGGCGGGGCGTTCGTTCATACGCAACCCTTCGTTAGACCAACTCAAGTTTTCGACTAACATAGCGTCCACACCTTCAACGGGTACAGAGTCGGTGCCGTAAGTGCCTTCTATCTTGGCTAAGATTACTTCGCGATTAACTAACATTTGCTTTACCCTTTGGTTTGGTTTCCGACTTCTTACTAACCTTTTTCGCGGCCTTCTTGTCGCTCTTTTCTACGACCTTTCTACCGCCCGTTTTTGCTTTCATTTGTTTACGCATTACGTACCCCTTACGCGCTTAAGTTGTTTATAGAAGTACGCAGGCGAAATTCCCATGCCACGCGGTACACCATAGTTTTTTGCTCGCCGCTACTATCTAATACCGGTTCTTCGGCCCCACTTGGAATAGTCGTCATTACGAAGTTTAAACCCTGCGTGTAGTCGGCCATTAACGACCGGTGTACGTTGTCGCGCATATCTAAAAATATGTTGTCTATGTCGGCCGCCGTAGACTTCGCGTAGCAGTCAATAAAAATTATTTGTTGCCAATCTATAAACGCCAAGTTATCGGGGCCTAACGCGTTTAGCGGTACGTCTTGCCCAAGTTCGATTGCATACGCGGGTAAGTCTGTATCGGCTAACGGGGTAGTACGCGTACGGTACACGCTACCCGTTGCTATGTTAGCGTCGGCCTCTAAGTTAGTTACTAAGGCGTCTATTAACTGTTCTATCCGCGTCGCCATTGGTTAGCCTTTCTTCTTCTTCTTTTTGCTAACTTTCTTCTTTGAAGTGGGGGCCGCTTCGGCTACCGTTTGCGCTTGTTGTTTATTGTACGCGTCTTCGTCACTAAATTCGTAACCCGAAGCGCGATACCGCGCCCACTTACTAAGCGGCACTTTTTCAATCTTGCCGCCGTCCTTTTTCATAAATGCGTGGTGACCGGCCATAACTATTACCCCTT